ACCCATGCCACCGCCGCCGCCACCTCCGCCGGCCGGCGCTGAAACGGGTCCTGAAGATACGCCGGATGCAGGTGCAGGTGCTTCAGCACCACCTTGCTCCATTTGTTTGATACGATCTTCAAGCATTGCATTGCTCTCATTAACCGCTCTACGATAATCTTCAATTCCAAATGCTTCATCTTTAAGCATTTGTTGCATTGCCTCTGGCTTGTCAGCATATTTTTTTCGAATTCGAGCTACACGTTCCTCATATGCTGATTCTCTCTGACCAAGACGTTTGTTATTTGCTTGTATATTGTCTTTGGCGGACTTAATTAGATCTGCTGTTGATTTAGCAGGAGCTGCTCCGGCTGATGCAGCCGGCTGAGAAACGACTGTAGGTTCAGGGGGTGGTGGTGGCGGAGGAGGAGGTGCTGTGGGTTTTGGTTGAGGATTACGAGCTGCATCATCCTGCGCTGCAGCAATAAAACTTGCAATTGGATTGTCACTCTGCATTGCCGACATAAACGGCGCCAGGCGCTGACCCGCCGCCGCTCCACCAGGTACTTGCGATGTCATTTGCGAGAATTGCGACATCATTTGACCAGCTGTATCATCCCTTTGAACAGGAGATGCTGAAGGTGGCGGAGGAGGTGGAGGAGTAGAAGCGTTTCTACTCAGTCTTGCAGCCTCAGCAGTATCATAACTGCCATCACTTTGGCTAACAGGTGGTGGGGTAGTGGATGTACCTTCACCATCAGTAACGTCCACTTCAGCATCGGTGTCAGATTCCTCGTCAGAGGGGCTACTACGCGTTGCAGCTATGGCTGCGGTTGCAGCAGCTAGTGTTCCTGTCACTGCCAAAGCAGCAACACCAAACTTTTTCAAGAACGCACCGAACATGCGCTTGGTACTTCCAACAGCGCCTATCAGAGAAGACATTATTCCCTTCTTACCTTCTTCTGGATTTGTTGTTTCAGTACCTGCTGCTGTTGGAGCAACCTCTCTTGTTGCTTCAAATGCTGCTTCTTCGCGCGAAGCAACATCACGTGAGCGTGCTTGTTGACGTAGTCGTTCTGCTTCTCGCATTGAAACGACTTGAGCATTCATTATGCCGGCAATGTTGTAAATGTTATCAGCAATGTTCATTACAATACGCTCGATGCGTATTAATGTTTTATCATTGTCTGTTATAACCTCTTCTTGCTCTTTCAGAGCATCGACAACCTTATCCTCTTGGTCAACGTCTTTTTCAGCAAATTTACGCTGGAGTGTTCTTTTTAGAGCTGTACCAACGACGCCAGAGCCAAAGAGAGAACCCGTGATTCCTCTTACAGCTCTTGACTTTGCCGTTGATTTTAAGTCGTCCCCGAATGAGCGATCTGCCATTTATTATGTCTTCTGATTTAGACGTTGTTGTTCTTCTTTGAGGTAGTCTTTCAGCATATCGACATACAAATCACGTTCGAAAGGGTACATATTCTCAAGTTCTGATAAAGAATATTTATGATGCTGAACCATACTAAACAGTAACGAGTAGTAATTGGCTATTGAGTTATGACTCAGCCCAATGAAAAAAAATCATTTAGTGTCCGCAATTTAATTTCTACAACCTTATCATTACTGTTTGTATAACTGACGGTATGTTCTATTCTTGGCATACTATCAATGAATGCTTGCATTTTTTGATAGGTGGGAATATCAAACCCCTCAACAAACTCTTGTATTTCGTCGCGAGTAAACTCATTGATTTTGAAAACTTTATCGCCTTCATAATAACTGTCGATACATGCTTGCATGACTGCAAAGTTAAAATCAACTGGACTACTAATATTTTCTACATCATCCATAATCTTCATTGTTGGATATTTTAGAACAATACCTGACTCAGGTGTAATCTCAATTTTGTTGTCAAACTCTTCGAATTTCTGTATCTCAATTGACTCCAAATCCACTTCAACATCGTACACCTGCTTATCATCATGATCGCGGTATTGCAATTTGATAACGTTTTGAACGGATTTAGCACGTAGCTTAATAAAGAAGTATTCCAGATCAAATGTTGTGAAATCATCAACATTCAAACGCGGCTCGATGATACAGTTGCCGATCACTTGTTTGATTGCTCGTACGATATCGGCTTGATCCTCGCTGGATTGTGCAATCAGGAGAATCTTTTCCTCTCTGACAAGGAAAGGACGATATGTAACAACCTGACCTGTCGACGGTAATGTTAGACTAAAAGTGGGATGCGATACTGAAGGTAACTTCATAATGAACTCCTAATTCAACTCAATTGAAAATATTTTTAATAGTGGATGCGCTTGCTAGTGCGTCCTGTACGCCACGTGGACGTTTGAGCGAAGCAATTGCCTGAATTGCTGTGCCAATCTTGACCAGCTTTTGTAGTGTGCTGAGACCCTTGATGCCGTTCTTTGATAGTTGTGCAGACTGGTCAATGTTAACAAGACGTGCATAACTATATGTGAATGAAATGTTAAATTTCATCATATCTGAGTCGGACCAGCTCAATCCTACATCAGGAAGATTCTTTGGAAAAGCACCAAACAGTCTGTAGTGCAAGATTGTGTCGTTTGATTCGTTGTACGTTACAATGTCAATTGTTGTTTCGTAGTCTTGCTTAAACTCGACCTCATAAGGAGCAATACCGTTGTAGCCAACGACGTTAGCAGGACCGTCATAATCGGACTTCACAATCCCGTGCATCCAGCGGTAGAAGAATTTGTATATTTCACCACGGCCATCGCCTATCATTCCAACACTGATGTCGTTAAAGCCAGCACCGTAGGCAACGTGATCCTGTAAACCATAACCGTAGCGTTTAATTCCATCTTCTGTCTGGACGTTGATGCCTGGTAGCTGTGCACTCTCGGCGAGCAGCGACACTTTAGGCAGTACGTCTTTAGCATAACCAACCATCATACGTGGAGCAGTGATGGTGACCTCAAACAGGTTCGTGCGAGCAACACCACTCTCGCGGAGCTCTGACATAAAATTGTTCAGCTTGCTCGCACGTGGTTTTTGAGATTTACCAGTCAGTGACTTCAACGCCGCTATCGTGCCGATAGCGTTCATTGCTGTGTTAATTTTAGACATTATCGTGGTACCATTCGTCTGCTATCTTTCCAAACCTGTTGTTTTGTTGCACCTACAAAGCGCTCCAGAGGTAAGAACAACGCAGTCTCCCACTGATCAGCAGGGATCCAGAGGAAACGGGTTCTAACATGGTTATTTAGGTAGTGCTTCACACATGGTTGGAAATAACGAAAACGTGATGCACGTGATAAAATTTGATACGATAATCTAAGTTTTGTTGTATCGTCTTGTGCTTGATTGTTGGCAAGTGTATAGAGAGCATCCATCAGCTTTGCGCGCATCATGTGAGGTAGGTAGTGCATGTTGATACCGTAAAACCCACCCTTGACTCTACGGAAAGGAAATATCAGAGGAAACTTATCGTAGTAAGGTAGGTCTTCCTTCATTTTTGGATCGTACATGAACATATACATCCGCCCAACAGTGATATTTGCAACTAAACGATCCGAAGATGACATATTACCAATCACGCGCTTTGTATCGATAGGTGTAGTCACACTCCGTGCTTGCTCTCTTAGCCACGTTGATGCGTTTGTCGTTGCAGTCTGAATACTGGGAACTTCAGATAGGTATTGTTGAAAAAGTTGTGTCGCCATTAGAATTTGATTCCTAGTTCATGTTCCGTCATAATTAAAAACTTCCATTTACGGTCAGCACAGAAACTTCTTGCTGCTTCCCACTTGGCACTGTTAATGCCCCAAGTATATACCTCACGCAAATATCTCTTTGTTTGCTTTGACTGGACCGTTGGTGGTCTTGTTTCTTTTGCTGGCTTGATTTCGACAACAAGAGTCTCTTCCTCTCCTTGTGCGTTTGCTTTCCTCAACCAGAAGTCCGGGAAGTACCGGTGTATTCTATTATCAATAGGTGAACGGTAAGGAATACAGAACTCCTCACTAGACCACTGAATAACGTCTTTGTGAGCATCTAAATACCCCATAAACTTTAACTCCCATCCACTACGGTACACAATGTTCTGTGGATTACCTTTATACTTGGAAGGATTACGTGGTTTGAAGAGGCCTTTGTAACTCATAGGAAATATTTATATGCCAGACATTAATGCTGCATTCAGCAGTTCATCGCTAGGAGATCTTGCAAACAAGGCCACGAGTGCCTTGGGTAGCATTGGTGGCAAGATTTCCACTGCCGTTAACAGCACTGCCGCTGCTGCCGGTGCAAAGATCAAAAGTGCATTTGCATCAAAGGATCTACCCTACCAAGCAAAATCAAAACCTAGTTCGTCAACACCTGAAAGCACGCGAGCTAGTTTTATAAAATCGCAAATCCCCGCAACGAGTTTGGTATTTCCTACGACGATGAAATATTATACTCTGTTCAAATTTATTAAGTATGAACGTGGTATTGCTTTAAAACAAGCGGAAGAAAGACCAACCGTAAGTATTGTACTACCAATTCCATCAAACTTAAACGAGGCATTTGCTGTTGACTACGACACACCAGCACTGGGACCCATTGCCGGTGCTGTAGTTAACAACCTATTAGCGGGCCAGCGAGCAGCACAAGCCGGTGGAGATTATGATGCGGCTAAGGCTGATAATCGTATAACATCTATAGCAACTGATGTAATGGCTGCAGCTGGGTTGAAGCTTTCAGAAAAAGCAGGTGATACAGCAAAAGCCGTTGCTCAAATTGCTTCCGGTACAGCTCCTAATCCAAACCTTGCTGTCTTGTTTAGAAATATTGGTTTGCGTGAACATTCATTTAGTTACCGGTTTGCACCGCACAGCCAACAAGAACTTAAGACGTTGAAAGAAATAATTAAACATCTTAAGATAAGAATGTTACCGGGGTATGTGTCTGGGGCTGATGCGTTGTATACGTTTCCTGATATGTGTGATATCAGTTTTACGCCTGGCGCTATTGAATCGTTTAAAATGAAGCGTTGTGTGTTGAAGAACCTTTCTGTCAACTATGCCCCAAACGGCCCGGCCTTCTTTAAGACCGGTGATCCAGTCGTTGTAGAAATTAGTATGACGTTCATGGAGATGTCACCGGTCACACGTCGTGACTTTGGTGAGTCAGACATAATGAAGCCGGAGACACCAGCAACACCGGGTACAAATACACCTGCTCCACAATCAGGCAGCGGTGATTCTGGAACAGGAGGAAAATAATGTCAGGGTTCTTTAGTTACTTTCCTTCAATGTTGTATGCAAACACAGCTGTAACAAATGTTATAGCTAAGGTTAAGTTTACCGACAGCGTCGCAAAAAACTTTGCCGTATACTATCCATACGTAATCAAAGAAGGCGAAAGAGCTGATCAAATTGCTGCGCATTACTATGAAGATGAGCAGTATGACTGGGTCATTTACATGAGCAACGATATTGTCGATCCTCACCATGAATGGCCAAAGCCACAAATTGAAATGGAAAATATGATCCGCGCTAAGTACGGGTCGATCGCCAATGCTCAGTTACAGACGGCTTTCTACAAAGTGAATCATGAGACTGATGACAGCGTGATTTCCACAGCTGCGTACGATGCTCTAGCAGGTGATCAGAAACCATATTGGTCACCTATCATGAATGAGTATGAAGTTGTATTGAATTACGAACGAAAAGCGTTTGACTTTTCCTGCGACACAAATAAAATTATTGCTCTTGATGGTACATTTGGAAACTTACAGTCGGGAGATGTTATCAAACAATCATCCTCTGTCAAAGGTACGGTTTCTTTTGCAAACACGAGCTACGTAGTACTCAAACATATCAGTGGAACATGGGCAACGGGGTCGACAGTTTACTATTCTGGCAATAGTGCTGTTGCAAACGCTACCGTATCGACTGTATCAACATTATACATGCCACTTAGCAATACCGTTGCTAGCTACTGGTCACCTGTTAGCTTTTATGATTATGAGCATGATGAAAACGAAAAGAAAAAACATATCCGTCTTCTAAGTGCTGATTATCTAAATCTTATTGAGCGCGATATGAAGGAATTGTTGTCTGTATGAAGCGCATATTTGAACCAGGTGATGTAGAGATAAAATATATCAGCCTCAAAAACCCAAAGATTGGAGCTACGATTAATCCGATTGAGCAGATATCTGGTTTTGATGTTTTTGAGGACATGGCAAAGCCAACACTCTATGCAACGGTGTTCTTTAATGACAACATCGGGTTAATTGAAGATTTTCCCATCATTGGCGAAGAAGAGATTGAGATTGAATTCAAAACACCAGGCATGAGTGAGACGACGAAATACAAATTTCGCTCGTTTGAATTGACAAATGTAAAGAAGAACACAAACGGCAAAGGGGCTACGTATACGTTGCGTTGCGTTAGTGAGGAACACCTGTACAACGGCTCCGATGCCATTACACAAGCATTCCAAGACACAATCAGTAATATTGTTCCTATCATTCTCTCCAAGTACCTAAAAACAAAAAAAGAGATCATACTTGATGAAACAAAAGGTATTCAAACCCTTTCTATTCCGCGTTTGAACCCACTTCAGACGATTGATATGCTTCGAAAGCGCGCTGTAAGCAAACAGTTTGCTTCATCATCGTACGTCTTCTATGAGAACCAAGCTGGTTTTAACTTTAAGACTGTAGAAGGTCTTTTGAAGTTGGGAAAGCAAAGTATTGGATCAAGAGTGTTCAATGCAACACAAAACGTAATGGCTAATAAAGAGACGCAAGCCAATGCTTTCAGAACAATGCTTGGATTTGAACAAATTGCTTCATTGGATTCCAATAAGAAAGCAGCAGAGGGTGTATTCAAAGCAGTAACTAAGTCGTTCAACATATCCACAAAAGAATTTACCGAGGGTAAATTTGACTTGAAGAATGTGTTCAACTCTATTGAAAAGTTTGACAAAACATCCCAGCTCCCAAACACAGATGAATTCATAGACAAGTTTGCCTCTGGTGTACCTAAGTCGTTCTTTGTACCTGTTGATTCATTGCGCCCAGACAACTTTGTAGATACAGCTGTTGCTATTCGTAATTCGTTTGCTGTTTTGTTGAACTCAAATGTTGTACGGGTACTGGTACATGGTGATTCTGGATTGAAAGTTGGTGATGTAGTTACACTAGATCTACCAGCTATGACGGGTACAACGGGTAAGAAAAAAGACGATAAGATGATTGCAGGCAACTACTTGATCGTGCGTCTACGTCACATGATAACACCTAGTACAAAATCTAAACATCAAATTGTATTTGATTGTGTAAGCGTAGGATTGTAACATGACAACAAAAAGTATTGGCCAAGAGGGATTTAGATGGTTTCTAGGTCGAGTAGAAGATAGAAACGATCCGGAAAAGATTGGCCGGATAAAAGTACGCGCCTTCAACATACATGGGAATGATACAGAAGCTCCGACCTCCTCGCTACCATGGGCTACCGTTCTATTACCCACAACAAGCTCAAGCCTGAAGGGAGTTGGTATTTCACCGACAGGAATTCAGGTTGGAAGTACTGTATTTGGATTCTTCATGGACGGTAATGAAACAACCGTACCTATTATTATAGGTGTTTTACCAGGTGTCGGTGATCTCTCACCTCTTGCAGTTGAGAACAATGCTCTAAATAGAGAACCGCTTGGTCCAGAACCACCATCACAGTACAGAGCAACTTATCCATACAACAAAGTGGTTCAGACGGAATCAGGCCATATATTTGAAGTTGATGACACTCCTGATAACGAAAGAATACACACACAACATCGTTCTGGAACTTATCAAGAAGTTAATTTTGAAGGTAACAGAGTTAACCGTATCGTTGGTAACGACTACGAGATTATTCAGAAGAATCAAAAAATATACATTGTCGGAAACGTCGACATTGAGGTTAAAGGAAACTACACACTCAACGTTGCTGGTAATGTAGTTATAAACGGAGCAACGGTAAACATAAACAACGGTTCGATGGGTGCTGCGCGTATTGGCGATAGTGTTCCCGATTCGGAACTCGACGGTCCTCAGGGTATCGGTGAGGGTTCGAGTACTGTGTTTATTGGAGGTTAATTAGATGGCACTAATACAAAAAAGAGCGACCGCAACACTACAACAATCCCAGCCAGAGCTGTTTTCAGACTTCCTCACTGATCTTGATACGCATCCTATCAAAAAGGATATCGTGAGGAATCTCAATGAAGAGGCTGTAAAGCGTTCAATAAGAAACTTACTACAGACAGGACGTGGTGAGCGGCTCTTCAACACATCATTGGGATCAGATATACGTGGTATTCTTTTTGAACCGACAGATCCGTCAACGGAGCAGGTACTTGAATCATACATTACAACAACAATTGAAAACTATGAACCGAGAGCACTTATACATCAGGTGCGCGTGCTTGTCGACGACGACACAAACACAGCAAACGTTACAATTATTTTCTCTATTCTAAATACCAGAGAACCAATTGTACTAGAACTCTTACTTAACAGGATCCGCTAATGGCCAACACGAGCATTGATTTAGTTGGTTTAGACTTCGCAAGTCTAAAAGGCAATCTAAAGACATTCCTTAAAAACAACACACAATTTAAAGATATTGACTACGAAGGGTCAAATATCAACGTCTTACTTGATGTATTGGCGTACAATACGTATCTTAATGCTTTCTATACCAACATGGTAGCAAGCGAGATGTTTTTGGATACAGCGCAGCTTCGCGACAGTGTTGTTTCTCATGCAAAAGAGCTGAACTACGTTCCACGTTCTTTTGTTGCATCAAAAGGTACTATAACTGTTGACATAACACCATCAACTACAGTATCGTCCATTGTCGTCCCGAAATATACTTCCTTTACTACACGGATAGGGTCAAACACATTTACATTCTCGACCAATGAGTCGACTGTAATAACAACATCAAACAATGGTGTATATTCTCTCACAACGGATGTGTATGAAGGTACTGTTTTAACAGAAACATTTGTCGTTGACTCTTCAAATACATCACAACGCTTTGTAGTTTCAAATCCAACTGTCGATACTTCTTCTCTCGACGTAGTTGTATACGAAGACGGCGGTACAACAGCTTTGACGTATACTCAGAGCGAAGGTATCATTGGTGTCAAGTCTACATCGACTGTATTTTTTGTACAAGCAGCAGAAAATCAACAATATGAAATTGTGTTTGGGGATGGCGTGTTTGGACGAACACCAAAGTCAGGATCGTATGTTGTCGTCAAATACAGAGCATGCAGTGGGCAGCTACCAAACGGTGCAATAAAATTTGCACCTGATAGTACAATTGACGGTCATGCCTCTATAAGCGTGAAGACTGTGGCGGGTGCTACAGGTGGCGATGTTGCAGAGAGTTTGTCGTCAATTAAGTTTAACGCTCCGAGAAGTTTTGAAGCTCAAGACAGAGCTGTTACTGTTTCGGATTATGAGACGTTACTGAAGAGTAGATTTTCTGACATTAAAGCTATCAGCGTGTTCGGTGGTGAAGAGGCGAACCCACCACGATTTGGTCGTGTTGTCGTAAGTGTCGACGTTGCAGATGCTGATGGTGTATCAGAGGTGCGTCAGAAAGCTTACCTAGACTACATCCAAGACAAAACACCGGTGTCTATTAATGTTGATTTCATTAAACCGGATTTTATGTACCTTGAGATACTAACGTCCGTTTTCTACAACGTAGATAAAACAACAAAAACGACAGCCGACATTAAGGCACTTGTACAGTCTGCAATAACAAATTATAGCTTCAATAGCCTAGAAGATTTTAAGACGACTATGCACCACAGTGAGTTGTTGAATGCTATTACCGGTGCGGATACCAGTATCATTTCTAATGATACAAGAGTGACAGCCGTACGTCGTATATTACCTCAGTTGAATACGGATCTAATTTTTACCGTTGACTTCCAGAACGAACTAGAGACAGAAACAGGTCTCAAAACATCATTCAGCGAAACACACTATGGGCATGTAATAACAAGCTCGTCGTTTACGTACGATAATACAACCTGTATTATTGTTGATGATTCGTTGGGTAGTCTGTATGTCGCAGCACAGGAGACTGGCGGTATTACGATCTTGAAAAAAGTCGGGACTGTAAATTATACAACAGGATTGTTAACGTTTGCTGGTCTCGTCATAAGTCAGCTCGTAGGCAATTATTTGAAGATTAAGGCCGCAACAAAGTCTCAGAACATATCAGTGTATCGTAACACAATTTTACAGATTGATGTTGCAAAAGATGTTAACGTAACAGCTACTGGCATTAAGCAATGAAAGAAATTGAACGCATAATTTCCCCTCTGATACAAGCTCAATTTCCTGAGTTTTACCAGGAAGAGGGCCCTCGCTTTATTGACTTTATAAAGCAGTATTATGCTTGGATGGAGCAAGAAAATCAAGCACTGGGTTTGTCTCGTACACTGTTTGATATTCGTGACATTGATAAGACAAGCGATCAGTTTGTAACGTACTTTAACCAGAAGTACATGAAGGGTCTTCCTTTACGGACAGAGGGAAACCAGCGTCTAATGGCGAAGAAGGCGACGGACCTGTATCATGTTAAGGGAACCGAACGTGGTATCCAGCTTGTTCTACAGGGAATGTTTAATCAAGAGGCAAGTGTATATTTACCTGGCGAGGATGTGTTTAAGTCGTCAGATGGTACATGGGTTAAGCCAGTGTATCTTGAGCTTACGATTACAGATCGCACAAAAACTTTCATTGGTAAGGAAGTTGTGGGCAGCTCAAGTGGGGCAAAAGCATTCGTAGAAGGTTTAGTAAGACGACGTATTGGTGGACGTTATATTGATATTGCTTATCTCAGTGATGTTCGTGGTAACTTCAGCGTTAGTGAGTATGTTACAGAAACGTCAAATACAGTGTTTGCGCAAGCACCTCGTATTACCGGTTCTATGACTAACCTATCTGTAAAGACAGGTGGAGCTTTGTTTGAGGTGGGAGATGTTTTCGATGTTGAATCATCTAGCGGTAAGCAAGGTAAAGCTCGTGTTACGGAAATTTCTGACCAAACGGGTAAGGTAACATTCTTCTTTGCAAATTCTTTTGCAGACGGTGGCTGGGGATTCAACTCAAATTCAGAAGTTGTAATCTCAAATAAAATGTTGCAGGTCACAGGTACCATCAATACTAACACACAGATAACAAACTTTAAACAGTTTGAGTTGGTACGTCAATATCTTGCAAACGTTGCTTATGACACAGCAGCCAATAGTGCATTATTTACCGTTGGGTCGGTCGTAGAGAACTACCATGCAAACGGTATGGTTGCTGCAAATGCTGTTATTGTCGCTGCTGGTGTTACTAACTCAACAGCTGGGTACTTGATTGTTTATCCCGTCACAAGCACACTGCCGACAATTGATACAACCTTCTCAAAGCAAGGAAATACTGTAACCGGTGTAATTACTGGATACAATAACAGAACAGTTACAGCAAACGTTACTGCTGTCAATTCAACATACGTCGGTGTTCATAGCATCACTGGTGGTAATTTTTACGTTACGCCTTATTCAAAGCTGTATGGTTTGGAAAGTCAAACGACAGCGACGATTGCAAACACAGGCACCGGAACTGATGCAACATTTGATATCGGTTTCATTACTAATTCAGAGACCGTATATTTAACACCAGACTTTATCTCAAGTAACAATACACAGCTAGTGCCTTTTGTCGGATATGGTAAAGTGCAAGCTGCCTTCAACGCTTTGACTGGCGTTGCAAATAGTACAGACTACATTACATCAACAGCTGCGCATGGTTTTAGTAATGGCGATTACGTTCGCTATGATGTGTCGACTGGTAATAATGCAATAACGGGCCTTAACAATGGTGGTTTTTATTACATTGTTGCTGCCAACACTACAGCTTTCAAGGTATCATTAGCAAACGGTGGCGCCTCAATAAACGTCACGGCAGGTACATCGGAGACAGGTCACAAGTTCGTTACTGTATACGGCAACACTACGTTGCAATCAATTAACTTGAATGGTAACAACACTGGTGCTCCTCTACAATACGTATCTCCTACAATAGATTCGACTGGTAATACTGCTTATGGTAGCTATGGATTTACAAAGTGGCCAGGTGGAGGTATTGATGCAGTTCTTCTTGATGTATTACGCTTTGATCCGACCACGATCGGTTCAATAGCATCCATTGTTGGTATCGACACGGGTAATGATTACAACGTTGATCCGTTTGTAGCGATTGTTGAGCCGCGCGTCCTAGCTTACAATAGACGTGATCTAGCTCTTGGTTTGACAGGTACAGTGGGTAACTTTCTCGAAGGTGAGGAAGTACAGCAGTCATATTCAAAGTCTGGTATACAATTAGACATTGTTGCCTTTACCGGTACTGCTGCTAATGGGTCATCGACCACGACTTATGTTGAAAATGAGCGCGTGTATCAAAAGTACGCAAACGGCAGTGTTCGTGCTTATGGATTCGCTGTCCCAGGAAATATAAGTGTTACCGCCGGGGCGGGTACTGTAAAGCTTCAGGATGTTGTTGGTACGTTCATAGCAACGTCGAACAGTTCAACAAAAATCTACGCACAGACATCAAATAGTATTGCAAATGCAACAACTGTATCTGCAACTTCCTTGTCTGTTACGGCAAGGGGACTTGTAAAACCTGACTCAGATTCATCTACATTGCTTCTCAAAAGAATTAATTTAGAAAATACATTCAAAGTTGGAAGTGCTGTTACCGGTCGTACGACTGGCGCAAGCGCTACCATATTGACAGTTGATGAAGATGATACATCACGTCCAATTGGATTCAATGCAAACGTTACAGCAAACGTTCAAGTTGCAAACGGCGTGGTTACACAACTAGCGGTCAAAGATTCTGGATTTGGTTATGTCAACAACGAGGTGGTTACACTGACTAAACAAGGAAGTGCGTACTCTGTTACAGCACTAGTTGAACTGGAGAAGCAAGGGAACGGTGAAGGCTTCTTCTCAACAACAAAAGGATTCTTGGATAGCGACAAGAAACTTCACGATAATGACTATTATCAAGAATACAGTTACGAGGTGCAAACAAAAATTCCATTCTCACAATACGTTGAAGTGTTGAAACAATTAACACACGTTGCGGGAACGAAACCGTTTGGCCGAGTGGTGTCAATATCGGACGCTAACACCGAAATCACTGTGATAAATAGCATAGAAACTTCTTCAAGCTAAGGCCATGTCGACACAACTTATTACAAACTATTTTAGAGTACACGCTCTCAACCAGTTCCGCGAATCAATTAACGAGACTGCAAACAGTGTTTACTACGTTTTTGCCGCACGTCATACACCCTATGTAAGTGGTGATGACGTTGTTGAAGACTTGTCAAACGACGTCAATGGCACGTTCTACAATCCACATCAGGAGATGGTGTTTGGTAAGCGTGTTGGTGTTAACGATGTAATGCCTTTGACAAAGCGTTATAATTGGACGCAGAATACGGTATACACTGCATATCGCGATTCAATAGACCTATCCGATAAAGAGTACTATGCATGTGTCAATGCATCTTCTTCCTACCATATTTTCAAATGTTTAGACAACAACGGCAACACACCTTCAACGGTGACACCGAACGTGTCTCAAACATCACCCAATGATGCTTTTTACAGTACATCGGATGGGTATGTGTGGAAGTATATGTACTCATTCGATTCTACAACATTCAATAAGTTTGCTACAGCAGACTATATGCCTGTTAGATCAAACAACGAGGTATCTGGTAATGCGGTTTCCGGAGCTATCGATGTTATCAGTGTTAGCTACAAGGGTTCTCATTATAACACGTACTTGAGCAACACATTTAATTCAACAGATCTGCGTGTTGGTGGTAGTGCTACAAAATATAACATTGATTCGAGCGCTTCTTCAACGTCAGGTTTCTATGTAGGAAGCTTCGTCTATATTGCTTCCGGAACAGGTAGCGGTCAAGGCCGTAGAATCGTTGGTTACACAGTTGTTGGTGCAACAAAAACGATTGATATTGAAACTGCGTTTGCTGTAGCGCCAGACATTACATCCGTATATGAAATAACACCATCTGTTGTCATTACTGGTGATGGATCAAATGCTGTTGCGAGAGCTTTGGTCAACACATCATCTACAAACAGCATTTATCAAGTGGAAGTTATTGAGCGCGGTTCGGGTTACACATACGCGACAGCTACAGTGACAGGTAATACATCCGGTGTACAGAACAACGCAACGCTTGCAATTACTCTAGGTCCCAAAGGTGGTCATGGTTCTAATCCCGAGTACGAGCTCGGCGCCCGCTATCTTTGTTTCAGTGTTGATTTTGCAAACACAGAAAACGGTACCATTCCTATAACCAACAAATATCGATCTGTTGGTATTATAAAGGATCCACTATTCAGCAATGTGACGTTATCACTCGGTAGCGTTTCCGGTTCTTTTGACGTGGGTGAGATTGTTACGCAAGCATGCACCTCCGCTGTTGGATATGTGACTGATTTTACAGCAGGAGATCTAACACTTACAAATGTAGCCGGTGTTTTCAATCTTGCTAACGTGGTAACAGGTGCCGGTTCATCAGCTACAGGAAACGTTACAGCGCTTGAGATTAACGGTGACACAAAGCCATTTGATACTTTTGATCAACGGTACCGTTATACATTCACACCAGTTTCCGGAACATTTACACAAAACGAATCCGTGTATCAAACGGATCCGCAAATTGCTAATGCTATCTTCCACTCTAATACAGCGGGAAATGTTTATCTGACACACGTAAAAGGTGTGCTAAATACAAGTAATACAATTATTGGTACGAATAGTGGTGCTGTAGGCACATTGCTTTACGCGTACAAACCAGATCTTATTGTTGGTTCAGGTGAAGTAATTTACATGGAAAACGAGAATCCAATTACGCGTTCGCAAACACAAAAAGAAACCATCAAAATAATTTTGAAGTTTTAAGAGACAAATATGCCATTAGAGAATACCCTCAACGTTAGTCCGTATTTTGATGACTTTGATTCAGCAAAGGAATACTATCGTATTCTTTTTAAACCAGGTGTTGCGGTACAGACACGAGAGCTGAACCAACTTCAAACACTCCTACAGAATCAAATTGAAAGATTTGGTAATCATGTTTTTAAGTCAGGAACAATTGTCAGTGGTGTTAACTTTACATACCTTCCCAACTACAATTATGTAAAGATTCTTGACACACAAGGAGATGGTCAACCTTCTCTTCCTTCTAGTTACGTTAACTATTTTGTTAAAGATACAAACAATCTCACAGCACGTGTTGTAAACTATCAAGATGGATTGGAATCACAGTCTCCTGACTTAAAAACACTTTACATACAGTATGTTGCTGCTTCTGATTCAGCATGTACGATATTTGCTGCCGATCAGCAATTGACAGTATTCAGTAAGAACAATGACTTGTTTAAGATTACCGTCAATAACGGCGGAGCTGGCTTCTCGAATTCAGACACTGCTATTGTTGCGGGCGCTCTTATCCTGACCAACAACACCGGTACATACTCTGTCGGTGAAGAAATTACTCAAGCTACAACAGGCGCGAAGGCTATCATTAAGTCTGTTAACACAACAGCGATAGCAAACACACTGATTCTCAGCATCAAACCAAGAACGGTCGATCTAAAGAATACGTCTGTCACAGCGGCCGCATGGACGTTTACACCAGGCTATAATATTGTCAGTAATACGACAGTAACAACAGCAAACGTTAGTTCCGTTATTGGTGAGGGTGCTATTGGTTTGATTACTACTGATACGCTCGGTATTATTCAGACAATTACCATGTCGGAAAGAGGTAAGGATTATACGTTCCTCCCTCACGTGACTGTTCAGACAGCTAACTCTAGTGCTACAGTCAACGATCTCGATCTGATACCGCAGAATTATCTAACGACTGTGACGGTCGCTAACGCTTCCATCAACTCTGTTGGAGCTGGATACGCTTTTGCCGTCTCCGACGGTATCATCTATCAGAAGGGATTGTTCCTAACTGTTAACAATTCCGTAATTGTTGTCGACAAATACAACACTTCACCAAACAATGTTGTTGTTGGTTTCAAAACATCTGAAACATTTGTTGATGCTGATCAGGATGACACATTATATGATAATGCATCTAATACAACCAACTATGCAGCACCGGGTGCAGACCGTCTAAAGTTAACACCTTCTCTCATAAAGCTGACAACGACGGAAGCAGCTGCAAACGTCGACTTCTTTGCTCTTGCAGAGTGGAAAGAAGGAACTCCTTACAAGGAAAACCGCGTCACCGTATACAATACACTTGCAAATGAGTTCGCTCGTCGTACACGTGAGTCTCAGGGTGACTATGTCGTAGATCCGTTCTATGTTTCTTCACGTGAAAAAGCAACAACCAACACAACAAGTGTAGATGCAGTTATCGATCCAGGTACAGCCTATATTTCGGGATACCGTGTACAGACTCTGAACAATGGTCTGTTGGATATTGATCGCTCGACTACAACGTCAAATACAGAAAATCAAACAATATCTGTCAACTACGGCAATTACCTCGAGGTCAGTGAACTTGCGGGTATCTTTAACTTTAAGACAGGCGATCAGATTAGTTTGCGTGATACTGCAAAGCAGTACATAACAAACGCAACGATAAACACCGGTGCAATCACAGCTCCTGGTAATCAGATTGGTACTGCTCGTATTCGTTCATTGGTATTGGAGAGTGGTTTACCAGGTACCGCTAATGCTCGGTACCGTTTATATTTGTTTGATGTTACAATGTCTTCGGGTAAGAGTTTCCGTGATGTACGTGCTGTGTACTATGATGGTGCGACTCAGGACGGTATAGCTGACGTTTTGTTAGCGGTTGACGCTACATCAAACGAGAACGTCGCTGCAATGAGAGATACCAATCGCAACAAAATGTTGTTTGGTCTTGGCCAGGTAGCTTTGAGTAACGTTACAAACGTCACATACACTATAAGAACAAATTCTGATACAAACTATCAGCTAGCAACGGGCGGAACAATCACGGTAGGACCTTTAGGTACAGGTGAAACATTCCCTTATGGTGACGGTACGCTTGGTACAACACAGAAGCGCGACATCATTGTCATACCTATTGCAAATGCTCAAACTGCAAACATAGCAGGTGCATCTGTAACAGCGTACGCAAACACAACCGTAGACGGTTCCGGTACAACATTTACATCTTCGTTTGTAGCAGGTGATTTTGTTGCAATTGCGAATACGACAGCAACAATATACAGACAAATCGCTACCGTTGCAAACAACACAAAAATGTTTTTGACAACAAACGGCGTTGCTATGACGGGTAACGTTGCTAACTTCTATCCTGCGCTTTACCCACTTGCTCTTGCTGACCGCTCTGATCGTTCAGCAGCAATTTCAGCGAGCTCAAAAACACTAACGATTACTCTCAATAAAACATTGAGTGCAACTGTTAACGTCGCTGTTATCTTTAACAAGACTCTTACAGCACAGTCGCCAGTTACCAAGAGTGTAACGAGAGATGCGTACGTAAAAATACATACAAGTAATAATGCTGCCACTAACACTGGACCGTGGGCTCTAGGTGTTCCTGGCGCACTTCGCTTGAAGAATGTGTATCTTGGTAATTCGTCAACCGTTAACACATCGAGTACAGATGTAACCAAATACTTCTATGTCGATACAGGCGAGGATGAAAACGCATACCGCACGTCGCGGTTAGTGTTGAGAAGAGGAGCTACTCTTTCGTTAGATACAAACTCCTTCATGCTTGTTAAGTTTGACGCTTTTAGATCCTCAGCGGAAGGCTTCTTTACTGTTGGATCATATACGATAAACGACTCAGCTAACCTAGCTAGCTTAACATCAAATCAAGTAAACACACTGGAAATTCCTGAAGTGATTACGAGCGTTGGCGAGTATTATGATCATCGTGATGTTATTGACTTCCGACCATATGCATCTAACACTGCAGCACTCGCAACAACCGTTGGAGCGGCAAACACAAACCCAGCTAGCACCTTTGCCTTGAGTGGTTCTGATCAGTTGTGGCCAGCTCCGGACAGTACTGTAG